CACATAATCACGCCAAAATCTCATAGAGCCGGTGAGGAAACGATCATCCAGATTCAAGATAGTTTGCTTGTTTAGTCCGGGATTATCCCGCAGGAATTTACCAACATGAATTAACTCTTCCATCCCTTTTGCATATGTAAGGATGAAAGAATATACCACAACAGTAGGACTTACACCTAAGTCGTTATACGGCCTATATCGTTCGGAGAACAGTAACCGACTGAGTAACTCAAACGGGTGCCTCCACACGCCATCATTTCTCCACGTCCTGGACAAAAATTCGGGATCATCTCCACTATATCCGACACTAGATTTATCGTCCGTATGAACTTCCATACCAAAATTCTTTTTGATATATGAACCCATATCTTCCATACTTACATCATTCGTGAATATAATGTTATCATCCCCCATTGCCATCATTTTGAAATTACTAGAATTAATACTATTGAAATATGTTAAAGTAATTAACCTATTTACTATTGTATCAATTATTTGCGTAGAAGGAAGACCTGAGGGAACGCCTTTATGTGCTTCTACTATACCTTCAGTGAGTATGAATTTCTTATGTATAGCATCATGAACTAAGACGTCCCACAGCCGTTTCTGATCTTGAGTCATTTTAAAAGCGCATTCCACTATGGAGTACGCATCCTCTAACAACCAACCACTAATGGATTGATCATAATTGGAATAGTCAATCGACAACCACTCTTTGTACTTTCCAGACACCCACCAATCTCTAAGGATGATTAATATATCTTTCTCATCTTTACCACCAGCATAATACTCTTTAGAATTTATGTAATCCTGAAAAGGTTTCATAAACATAAACTCCGCAGCGCACCATCTGATATCGATCATGGAGATGACTCTAGTCTTGTGTTTACAAGTGTAAGTTCTAGAGCCATCAGTTTCATACTCACCTGATCCCTGTGTACGAAAACCTATCATTATGGGAAGGTCAAAAGTACCATTAATAATCGCCATTTGGACACAAGTTGTCAACCTATCAAGTAACCCTTTAATATTTTCCCTCTTCTTCTTCTTTCCATTCTCAATGTATAAGAAGCCACTGTGGGTGCTCAACTTCGGAAGGGTTTCCCTAATGTCATCGTCAGAACAATAGGTTAAAGGGATGATATTTAAACTCCGCATCTCATCCTTGAGCTGTTCCAGTGCCTTTCGGTAGTTTCTGTTCCATCTAAAAGAGGTGTAATCAGGGTCGGAGAACCTCTTCATAGCACCATCGATGGAGGAGTAGATTCTAAGGTTACGGGAGAATTTGTAACCTTCAGGATCTCTAAGACCATTCAGATAAGATATCTCCTCTAAGACAGATC